CTTAATATTTGAGCCTATTTTGTACTCTGTAACCACTTTTGCTGTTCTCATGTCAACTTCAAGTTTGACACCATTAATTTCAACGACTCTCATATTCTCATCCATATTGCTATTCCTCCTTATTCTTGGCTTTCTTAGCCACTTTGTTTGTTTCTTTCCTCTTTGCTACATCCAATGTTTCATAAACATTGACGCATTCTGCCAAGTCTTCCGAGAGTGCACCGTTCTCTTCTACGTAGGCGCTTAAAGTGCTACTTAGGGTACTGGCATTGACTGTCTCCTTGATGATGTCTCCCAGACCTTCGTTCCTTAATACTTCAAAGAAATCTAGTCCTCCTTCTAATAACGTTTCCTCTGCTTTCTTGGAGTACTTTACCTTCTCCTGCAGACTATAAAGGAATCCGTTGCGACTTACCTTAGGACACTCTTCATCAACCATCATTTGCGAGAGTTCTTTTTTGCACTGTTCAATCGCTTTGTTATTTTCCTTGGATTCACTTTCTAGTTGGTCTTTTCGGTCGAGCAATCCTTTGTACTCGTCCACTTTTTCAAAAATCGTAGCCATTACATTTCCTCCTTATATTTCATTGCCCCACTGGTCCCATCCATCTCTCATATTTCTTGCGAAGAGTTCTAGCTTGTTGACCCCTGGGAACATTGTTTCTATCATTTCATATGCACATTCTGGTTTCTGACTATGTCTTCTGGAGTTCTCTCGGAGCACTGTTGAAAATGCTCCACGCTTATCCTTTGCAGGAAGCACCATTTTTCCTTTCTTAAAGAACCAGAGTAAGTATTCATGCGAAAATCTAAGAGTATATGCAGGAGCAGGTCCGTTGCCTTTATCCCAAATAATCCGTGCATGAAGCTGGTATCCAAGCAAGTTCATAATTTCCTCTGTCTGTGGTAAGTATTTCTCTATCGACCACATGAATAGATTATGTTTGTCCTCTGTTAGTTCGTTTAAAACGTATCTATGTAACTCCATGATGCCTGGCACGTCCATTGTTTCGTATGGTACTGTCATTCCTGTTGAGTTGGGTCTTGCTTTCTTCTTGCCACCTCTTCCTTGTTTCCACGGTGGGTCGGAGTAGATAATGCCATACTTCTGTTCTGTTTCGAATATATTTGTCTTCATTAGTCATCTCCCTGCTTTCGTTAAACGAAAGTTTTTAATTAAAAAAAATAAACCTTAGAAGTATTGTCTCCATTCATCGACTATGGTTTTTGCCAAGTCTTCCTTCTTTGCCAGTGCTTTCATTATTGTTTCATCCACTGTGCCTTCCGTAGTTAAGTGTATATAAGTACAGGTATTCTTTTGTCCAATTCTGTGAATACGTGCAAGGCTCTGGCTATAAGCTGCGTAGTTAAAATTAACCGAGTAATAAACGCAAGTGTCTGCTGCTGTAAGAGTTATTCCAAGACCTGCTGTATCAATCTGTGCAATAAATATTTTAGTGTCTGGGTTAGTCTGAAAGTCCTTTACGATGTCTCCACGGTCCTGTAATTTAATATCACCGTATATCATTCCGTATCCTAGTTTCTTTGATTGAACCAGTTTTTCAATGATATCTATCTCTGCTCTAAATCTTGCGAATACAACTAACTTTTTCCCTGTTTCGATTACATAATCGTCAATGATTTCTTCTAAGGCATTTATCTTGCCCTTACTTATCATCTGTGGCTTGTTACCTTCGTCTGGCTGAATAAATCCACCAGTGAACTGTTGTAATCGAAGTAGCTTTGTAAGTACTGTTGGAGCAGTAATCTTTCCACCACTCTCCAACTCTGCAAAGCTTTCTCTTTTGATTTTGTCGTATAGACTCTTTTCCTTTTGGGTCATAGTAATGTACCTTGTTAGGAATGTTTGCTCTGGCAGGTCGAGTGCTTCCTCTTTGGTTACTCTGTATGCTATGGAATGTTCTTTCTGTACCAGCTGATCTAGGTCTTTATATCCAACAATCTGTTTTCTATTAAAACCACCCATGATGGCATATCTATTTCTAAACTGATAGAAGTTTGTTCCGAATACCGTTGGATCTAAAAACCTGTACTGGCTATAAAGGTCAATAGCGTTATTCTGTACTGGAGTACCACTTAGTATCATCTTATATCTCGCCTGGTCGCCTAGCCTATGCATTGCTTTGGACTGCTCTGCGTCATGTGTTTTAATTCTCTGGCTCTCATCTGCTATTACGAGGTCGGCATCCCATTCTAGTAATTTCTCAAACAATCCTTCTCTCCACGTGGACTCATAATTAATCACTGCCACTTTAAGAGCCTTGAAAGGGAAATTGTTTAAATCATCGAGCATTTTAATTCTCTTGTCTTTGTCTCCAAGAAGAACCTTTACGCTATATTTGAAGTCTGCATAGTCATCAAATTCCTTGGGCCATACAGAACATACGGATGTAGGTGCGACTATTAATACCTTTTTCACTACTCCCATTTCATACGCAGCTCCTGCGGCCGCTATTGCAGTGAGTGTCTTTCCACATCCCATTTCAAAGAGGAAACCGAATCCTTTATGATCGATATTTATTTCTTTTGCCACTATTCTTCATCCTCTCTTGCTATCAACACGTCGATTATGTCTGGGTAACCTCTTACTGCTTCGGCTGCGCTTTTGCATAATTCTTTGTATTTATGAAGCTTTTCAAATTCTTCCGGTGTCATCCTATATGTACTTTGCTTACCTATAATACCTTCGATTTCCTCTGCTTCATTTTCTAAGAAGCTAATCACATCTTCTCTCACGTCGTTCCTCCTTCTCGCTGAAATTCTGCATACAGTACCTCTATTATTCCCTGCATGACATACATTGCATTTGGTTCTGCAATTCCGTTGCCCCACATCTTATATAAAGCCGAATCGCTATATGGGTTCTTTAGCCATGTTTCCACTTGCTTGCGTGTCTTTGGTTTCTTGACACCATCTGCTTTAGAAACTAATTCCCAATATTCTTCAAAGACACATACCCACCAATCAAGTTGTTCCTTAGTAGGCTTTTTAATTTCAAGACCATCTGTCCAATCATCTGGGAAACCTTGTAGCCTGCAACATTCTAACGGTGTAAGTCTTCTTACTATGTACTCTGGTGCTACTGCTACAAGGTTCTGACATTCATCTCCTGCGGGTCCACCAGTTCCTTTTGCCATCTTAGCAGTCAACGTTCCTGCTGTTTTTGGTATTGCGTGTGAAACTCCACCGGGTCCTTTAGCGACTATTGTCTGAGCAAGTTCTTCTTGAATGCTTATGTCGTAAAGTGCATTTTGTCCTTGGTTGAAGCAGGCTCTATCTAGTGCGTATGCTACTGCGTGTCGGTCGGAGGCTGTTAAAGTGTTACTTGGGTCACCTGGTTTTCCTATACCGAGACCATTTGCTGAACCGTCGTTATTCCTTGTGTCTCCACCGCCTTTATATCTAGTGGCTTTATCTGCTATTGGAATTGGATCGAATAATGTTTGTGTATTATGGCATGATAGTGTAGCTGATATATTTTCTGCTATCAAAGCACCCTTGCCACCACCCTCACATCCACACCGTATTTGCATGGTCAGTGGTACATTGCCGCCACCTGTTCCCATTCTCCCTGTTAATGTCGGGACTATTCCATCTTCTTTTATAGTGACTCTGCTATCCTGTGGATGGTTTTCCAACACCAAAGCAGGTACATTGTTTCCACCAGTACCCATCTTTCTTGTAAGTGTTGGTGATACGTCTATGCTTTCATTAGCAACGCTTCGTCTATCTCCGATGTCGTAACATCTGATGCAGTCATTGCTTGTCTTATCAAAGCCTGTCTTAGAATTTCTGGCAGTGCCTTGCCACGTTTCGATGCTCTCTTTAAAATCCCCAGACAAGCCTTCCCGCTCAAATAATATTTTTGGTGCGGTGTTTCCTCCAAAATCTGCGACAAGGTAGATTCTCTTGCGTCTTTGGGCGACTCCCCAGAATTGGGCATCAACTGTTCGCCAAGCGATGGAATAAGTATCACCCATGATGATTCCTTGCCCCCCCCCACTTTCCTTTTGGAGGTTTAGGTATAACTGCGTATTCATCAACGATGTGGACGATTTCCTTGAGGACTTCTCGGAAGTCTTCTCCTTTATTACTGCTGAATGCTCCTGGTACGTTCTCCCACACGAGGTATCTTGGTCTAATTTGTTTTCCTTTTCTCCCGGCATCAATATCACTTTGTCTCATCTCCTTTACTACTCTTATGTAGTGTCTAAACATTCCACTCTTTTCACCGTCTAGTCCTGCCCTAGCACCTGCTATGCTCATATCTTGGCAAGGTGACCCACCTGCGACTACATCGACTGGCTCTACTACGTGTCCGTTCATTTTGCCTATGTCTCCATAATGTTTCATATCGGGGAAGTTCTTCTGGGTTACTCTAATCGGAAATGGTTCTATTTCACTTGCCCACAGTGCCTTCATTCCATATACGGATCCTGCCAATTCAAAACCGCCGCTTCCAGAGAAGAAAGAACCCATTGTTATTTCTCTCATTTCCTTTCACTCCAATCGTATTTGCTAATCAAAAAGACTATTAGGTCTTCATACTCTGCAGGATGGCAGTCCTCTTTCCATTCCAGTTTCCTTATTACATTCCATCTGGTTAGATTGATATTTGAGAAGTCATACTTTTCATAAAGCCTTTTATCTATAAATAGTCGGCTACTAAAGTCATTGTCCTGTAGGAAACCACTATTAGATAAATTCTTAAGAGCCATAATGTCGCTGTCGTTTGCTTCTGCGTGAATAGTGTATGTAATACCCTCTAGTTCTCTAAGCACCGACTTTGCAATGTTTTTTCCGCTCCAATACGATGTGTACATGAATATCTTGCCTTTGTATCCATGCTCTCTCATGTAATTTATAAATCCTAATGTTTCAGTTGGATTAAGGAGTGGCTCTCCACCAGTAATCACAATTTCTTTGTATTGAAACAGGCTTTCTGGACTGTTGATTATGGAATAATCTTTTCTTTGATTATTGCAACAACCGGGGCACTTTCTGTTACAGTTAAATGTGACTATTACTCTTGCTGTTCTACTACTTTTGTTATCCTTATCTATCACTTCCACTATCCTCCTTTGGTGGGTTTATTAATCCAAATATCATTAATGCCATATTTGCACCTCTGACTTGATGCTTATACAAATTCATCTTAACTGGATACTTATAAAGTGGGACTGGCTCCTCATTCATTCTTTCTTTATCTATCGCTTTCACCAGTTCATTCAATCTCTGTCTCTCTGTTTCTATGTTTTCCGGAAGTCTTACAATGCCTGCCAATCGGTCTAACAATTCATGGTCTGCCGGTCCTGCCAGTGTCTGGCTCGATCTGTTCCATTTCATTTTTTCCCATGATTTTATGATTGTGAACTGGACGCTACTTGCTTCTTTAATTAAGATTTGTCCGTCCTTCATTGCCATTTTCATATTTTGCCTCCTATTCGAGTTGTTCTTTTATGTCATCTGCAATAGAATAAATTTCAGCAACTTCATCCTCAGTCAGTTTTTCTTCTATCTTTTCTATAAAACTGCATAGTCTATCATACGGAGGTTCTTCATTTGTTATCTGCTTTGCATCTTCAAACAAGTTCGATTTCAAGATAATTTCTTTCTTGGCTGATGTAGTAATGACTGGTTTATAGCCTTTCTTCTTTGCCCTGGTAGCTTCCGTCTGGTCAACTACTGGAATAGCTTTAGCACCATTTGTATTAATGAATTCCTCTGCTATCTGGTCTTTAATTTCATCCGGTACGTTGTACCAACTCATATATGCTCCGCTATATGTGTCAGCAGCTTTGCTTATTAGATTCTTATCCTTAGTTTCTTCCCACATTCGTGATGCATAATATTGAACATCAAAGCTGTTCAGCAGATCTCTGTCTCTATCAATTCTTACGGTAGATGGATTAAAGTCGAGTCCATGTTCCAGTCGGCTATCAGTACATATGTAAAGTCCGGATACAAATACTTTCCCTTGATACTTTGGATCCATAAGTATTCGCCCATATGAGCAATTTTTTATTTCACCTTTATCTTCCTGCAGATGTAAGTTTGACTCTACGATTGCATTGTATTCATTCTGTGTAATGCCACTAATCTCAATAATAAGGCTGTGCTCTGGCTCTTTACTCCAAGCTGCCATGTTTTCAATAAAGAATGTTGGAATTGATATTCCTCCATACTTTCTAGACTTCACTATTCTTGGTTTCCAAACTTCACGGTTGCAGTAGTTATAAAATACTACCGTTTTCTCTTCTCTCAATAAAATTACTGTAGCTACCTTATATCCTTCTCCATGGCTTCCTATCATTTTAGAATTGTCTCTTTTTGATGTTTGTCCAAGAAGTAATGTTTTGATATCCAATACAGAGTGTTTGTTTCCTATCTTTAAGACATTGCCTATCGGATCATACTCAAAAAACATCTTATTACTACTATCTGCTATTTGTTCATCAAGTGCATTTTGGAAAAACTCACGAACTGCTTCCGTGACTCCCCATTTTGGAACATAATCCGCACTGATACTTAGTTCAAACTTTTTCACACTTTTTCCTCCATTTCACTTACTAACTCCAGTAATTCGTTGTATGCTTGATTGTATTTCTCTTGGGTGATTACATTGACCATTCTAAGACCATTTAGAAACCCTGCCCACATACCGATTGCGACTGCTCTGTCATGCTCTGATGTAGTATTTAGTACTAATTCCTTTTGTTTAAGGATCATTACCTTAAACTGTCTTTCTTGAGTTTTCATACTGCTACATCCCTCTTTCTCCTGCATGATTCGGCCACTATCTTATAAACTGCCTTAGTTGTTTCATTTACTGGTACTGTCATTCCTTTTATTGATTCTCTTATACTCCCATCCTTCATTACATGAACCACCTTGGCCACATCTCATTCCTCCTAATACTTATTTTTTTAGAAATGCCTTGACTTTCTGTAGTCTTTATAAATGCTCTCTAGGCTTCTTGGGTCTGGCAGGAACAGTTTCTCCAAGGGGTCTTGAAAATCCTGTCCATTCATGCTCCCTGAGTATTCTTTGGGGTAGCTGTACTGGTTGCCTGCAGTGCGAGATTTTTCATTCCTCGCTACCGGGTTTACTTCGCACCCACACGTCCATGCTCCGGCAATCTCTCTCGTGTGTTTTCATCTGCCTCCTGCCCGATTTTATTTTACTTGGGTCTGCGGCAACCACCCCAATTTCGACAGCCTTCATGCAGGCTCACTCCTGCTGCCGAGTAGACTTTATAGCATCGGCTCTACCACACCCTCTGTTTTTTAAGTGGTGTCTGCTTCCACCTTATTACATATTCAGTTTTTATGTATTACTTTGATTTATTACTTTCGTTCAACGAAAGTTTTTCTCCAAAAAAAATGCATATAAAGAGATGCTCGTCCATTTCAAGTTCGTTGGCTATATCCACCATCTCTGATAGTTTGAAGTCTGAGTTTTCTTTTTCTAACTTGTTTGATAGTGTAGTTGGTGACATCCTTACTTTTTGGGACAATTTTTTTCGGTTTAAATCTTTGTCGATTAGCAATTTTTCAAATTCTTTAATATTTGCTATCATCTTGTATCCTCCTTCCTTTCTTTCGTTCAACGAAAGTTTGTATATTTATAGTATAGCATGCCATTCCAAAAAATCAATACCCAAACGAAAGTTTTTTTAAATTTCTTTTAAATTTCTTTATTCAAACGAAATTTTTATTGATTTTATTCCTTAAATAGGTTACTATGTATGTAAACTATTTTATTGAGGGAGGTGTGATTTAAATGGTTGAAATGAATTATGCTGCGATTGGCGATCGCATACGGCAAAAGCGGAAAGAAATTGGACTTACTCAAAAAGAATTAGCTGCTAAAGTTTCTCTATCCGAAGGAAGTGTTTCTAAATATGAAAACGGAAAGGTTGAGGATGCTACAAACACTAAACTAAATGAATTTGCACAGGCTCTTGGTGTTGATATTGGATGGCTATTAGGAATACCTTTACGTAGTAAAAATAAAGTTCCTGTTCTTGGTCGTGTTCGTGCAGGGATTCCTATTGAAGCAATTGAAGAAATATTGGATTATGAAGAAATCCCACAAGATATGGCTTCAAATGGTGATTATTTTGCTTTAAGAATTACAGGTAACAGTATGGAGCCTCGTATCTGCGATGGTGATATTGTGATAGTGAAAAGACAGTCAGATGTTGAAAGTGGCGATATTGCTATTGTACTTGTTAATGGGAGTGATGCTACATGCAAAAAGCTGGTCAAACATGAAAACGGCATAAGTCTTATTGCCTTTAATTCAGCATATGAACCAAGATTTTTTACTAATGAAGAAATTATTTCTATGCCAATTACTATAGTTGGCCGAGTTGTAGAACTTAGAGGCAAGTTTTAGGAGGTAGTGATTGAAAATTAAATTTTATTTTATCATCGTTGTATTATCATTATTTTTAATCAGTTGTTCTAGTGAAAAATCAAAAGATGATTATGCGACTGTAAATCCAAATAAAGAAGAGTTACAAACCAATTCTTATGTGAGTCTTGATAGCGTTCCAGATTCTGATGGTCTATTAACCGCTGTAAATACATCCCTTAATGAAATCGGATTTGGTAAAGTTCTTGGCTTTGATGACATAAATGTTGCAGATACTGGAACGCAAATTGATGTTGAAATATTAATTAAAAATGATTATTCGGATTTTTCTATATCTTGTATGTATCTAACAATATTATCAAACCCAGAGTGGGAAGTGCTAACTATAAAAAATACTGATACTGAAAATTCTAAATGTTTTTGGATATATGAAGATTTAAAAAACAAAGTAGATATATATGATTATAAGACTGGAGAATTGATTTCTAAAAAAACAGAAGAGTTTAAATCTTCGGATGAACAACAAAAAGAATATGAAGATAAACTAAATAACATTTCCGATGAATTTAATAAAAACATGGAAGCGTTAGAAAAAAAATATAATTGAAAATAAAAAACCGCCCTAGACTGCAATCTAGAACGGTTTCTGTACCTATAAACCATGAGGGTTTATATAATACACTTCGCAAATGTAATTATATCATAACCCTCTTATTTTGAATAGGGCTATTTTTATGCCCTTTTTTAAGGAGTGCATGTGATTGGATAATAAATTAGTACCTCTTTCTAGTTCAGCAATAGAAGAATTAGTTGATCTTTACGTTCGTGTCTCAACACTTGAGCAAGCCGAGGAAGGATACTCTATAGCAGAGCAAGAAGCAAAGCTTCGGGCATACTGCTCTGCCATGGGTTACACAGTATATAATGTTCATATTGACCCAGGCTATTCTGGAGCATCTCTTGATCGCCCTGGTATAAAAAAAGTTATATCCGATGTTCGAGCTGGTAAGGTACGAAAGGTCATAGTATGGAAGCTTGACCGACTTTCCCGGTCTCAAAAGGATACCATGGTAATGTTGGAGGATGTCTTCTTAGAAAATAGATGTGATTTTGTATCTTTGCTTGAATCCTTTGATACTTCAACACCATTTGGACGAGCCATTGTAGGACTCCTTGCTGTATTTGCACAGCTTGAAAGAGAAAACATTAAAGAACGTACTGCCATGGGCAGACAAGCCAGAATAAAGAAAGGATACTTCCATGGCTCTCATGCTCCACTTGGCTATCAATTTAAATCTGGATGCAACGATTTAGTTATTGACGAATACTCCGCAAACATGGTACGTGAAGTGTACCGACTCTTTTTATCCGGTGGAAGTATAAATGGAATTGCTTCTCACATGATTGGTAAGTATGGATCCAATCGCTATGAATGGAACAATACATCAGTTAGACGTATCCTTAGGAACCCTGTTTATATGGGCAACGTTACTCTTGGTGATAAAATATATGAAGGTATCCATGAGTCCATTATATCAGAATCTGAGTTTTATATGGCTGCCGCCATCCTTGAACACAATAAGTCACTTGATAAAAGGAACTACAGTTATTCTACTGGGCAGTTTAAAGCCGATAATCTTCTAACCGGGTTGTTGTTCTGCGGTGATTGTGGAGCCAGAATGTATGCTAGAAAAGTTTCAAAAAACAAAAAAAAGTATATCTGCCATTCCGTTGCTCGTACCAGTAAGCCTATGATTAAATCCGATAATTGTACCAACCGATTACATCCTTTCACCGTGGAGCAGGTCGATAATCTTATTATTGATGAAATTAAAAAACTATCCCTTAATCGAGACTATTTTAAATCCATATTGACCGAGGAAACACCGAAATTAGATTCTATGCAAACTTACCGAGAGCGTATTGAAGAAATTGATAAGCAAATTAATAGAATGCTGAATCTATATCAGACTGGTATCATCGATATGGATGAAGTTATGGATCGTGTCAATCCTCTTAAAGACGAAAAAGCTAAACTCGAAACTTACATTAAAAAACATGAAGATGTTCCAGTAGGTATATCTGCGGAGGATGCGTGGGAACTCGCATGTACTTTTAAAAATATTATCAGCGGTGGATCTAAGGAAGATATCCACCGCATTATACACACCTTAGTTGATAAAATAGTAATGCTAAATGATGAGATTACTATCTACTGGTCATTCTGCCAGGTATAA